AGATAAATTGCTTCTCCAAAATCAATAACATTGTTTATAAGTAAATTGTTTACAACTGTTGGCGGAGAAATTGTAAATTCTGAATTTAATGCAATTGCAGACAAAGTGTATCCAGTTGATCTTGAATCTTTTAATTCTTCATAATTTGAAAGTTCCCATAATAAAGATGGTTTGTACACCCAATATTTATTTTCTACGCTTGAAAATTTTTCTTCTCCAATTGCAGAATATGTTTTAGCAATATATCTTGAAGTGTAATTAATCTTTCCATCATTATAAATTTTTTTATCTTCTGATGCAATTGAAATAATGTTTGCAAGTTTTTTTCCAGTAATTAATTTATTTTCAATAATACCAATATCTTCATTTGTTTTTGATCCAATAAAAGTTTTATTTATTTGTCTTTGTGTTGTTGTTGGCATTAAATAATTTTTACTCATTGCAATAAAATTATTATACTCATCAAAAAACATTGCTGTTTGTGTTGATATTGCTAACTGTGCTAAGACTTCTGCAACATTTTGATCTGGACCTACAAAAAAATATGGAATTATTGGATCCGCTTCTCCTTCTATTCTTTTGTACATATAATTACTAAAACCAATTGAATCTAATAATATAGATATTGCATAACTAACAGAAATATTTGTTAAAAAAAGTTTAGGTGCTTCTATTGATTCAAGATAAAAATAAAAATCTCTTAATTCAAGCGATATAGTTCCACCAGTAACATCTGCTTGTGGCATTCCTTCAGAGTATAAAGTTTTAATTGGTACGCTATATCTATTACCATTAACATTTAAAAATGTTTCATAAAAATTAAACTTAACATTTTTTGTAACATAATTACAAATAATACTATTATTATTGTTTTCATTAAACGCTTGGTCATCATCAAAAATAGAAATTTTTCCAATAGAGGCTAAAAGTTGTCCAACTGGCAAAGCACTATTTCCAAGATCTGAAAGTTGTTTTGTAACACTATAGTCAATTGTTCTATCTGATATGTTAGCAACAAGTCTTGGAGACATTTCTATTAAATCAAAAGTAGACTCAAATTTATTCATAAATTCTACTACAATTCTTATGCCTTGAATGTATTGAAATTCACGATAAACTTTTTGATTATTTTTTAAAAAATAGTCTGGTGAAGTAAAATCAGTAACAAAATTTGTTTCGTCTGTTAAGTTTTCATTTGTTAGTTTCCAACCATATTCTGGAATAAAAGTTTCATAAAGTTTTGTTGTGTTGTTCCATATATGATATGTTCCCTTATCTGTTGATGTAGAGGAAACAAGATATGCATATCCATTAATTGACTTAACTGGTAATAGTGTTGTTGAAGATATTTTTGCAACATGCACAAATATATTTTTATAATTATTTGGAACTATTAATCCATATGATAACTCAACATATCCATCTTCTTTAATAATTGCAGAACCATCTTCTCTAATTGAATTAGCATCAAAACTTTTTGCAGTTGTCCAATTATTATTAATTAAATATTCAATTTTCCAAACACGTGGAACTCTTTTGTTTGAATCTCCATATAATGGATCTACAATTGGCACTGTGTTTGTATTAAATGGGCCCAAGTTTTTTGTTCCAACATGTGTTTGCATTTTAACAACAATTCTATTTGCTGGAACAGTTTCTTTATATACTACAAATGGTGCAGCATCTTCAATTGGATATTGATTTGTTCCAGATTGTTTTGCTATACCCCGTTCTTTTGACTCTCCATCTGTTATATTATCTTGTTCTGTTCTGTATGATGTCCAGTATTTAAACTCATCGTATCGTGATGCCATATAGTATCTTGGTCTTTGTGTAAAAAAACTACTAGTAGAAATATTTGCTAAAGATGAATCTTGATTATTAATTAGATTAGTATTAAAATTATGTAAATACCTTCCAGCAATATAAAAGGCTTTATTAATTCCAGATCTTGGACGGAATGGTTTTATGCAATCTTCTAAAGAATACAACATATTATATTGATCTTTAATTTTAGAAAACAAAGAAGGATTTTCTTCATTATCATATCCATTATCTAATACAATGTCTGCATCTGTTGCTCCTGTATAAAAATTTCCAATGTCACTACTATCAAAAAACAATGATGCTTTTTTTGTATCTCTATTTCTATAATTTCCTAATTTAAAAATATTGTCTGCAACGTTCATATTCCATTCTGCTAAAATTGTTGCACGAGTTTCAATTGTTGAAGATGACTCAATATGATTCTGTAAGGCTGTATCTAAAAACACTTAAACCTCTTCTAGCGATACCGAAATATCCCAAAGATCATGATTATTTTGTCCACGTTTATTCACGGTATATGAAAAATCAGAAATGTAAACTTCAATAATTTCATTGTATTGAGATAAATGAGCATAACGTGCAGAAGTTCCATCATCAGAAAAATTATTAAATTTATCATAAGATAAAAACATCCAAAAAGGTCCGGTGTGTCTTTCATACCAGTCTAGCATTTCTACGCCTCCTGCGCCCCCGTCAGCGGTGTATTCTGGCTCTTGTGTTGTAATTCCAGCAATCTGATTTCCTTCTGTAGTGTTTGACCAGTTTGGAATAGAAAAATAAGATCTTGATGGCAAGTTTGACCAACCTGTGCTTAAAGTATTTTTATCGGCAATATGAAAAGACCTCATATTTCCATTAATCATTCTTTGTCTTTGTTCAATTCTTTCTGTTTGAAAATCTAAGGGAGAACGATTATGATCAGACAAAATTAAAAATTTATTCAAATTAGTTGTTGATGTGGTATAAGAACCTATCTCAAATCCTTCTGGCACATAAAATCCATCTTGTAATGTTCCTGGGTTCTCTGACCATAATATGGCCTGAGGTCTGCTATATCTTGCTCTCCCCGTCAAATATGCTGCGGTAGCCATTATAAACTCCTAATTCGTTGATTGTCAATTTGTCTAATTTGATTTATAACAGTTCTTGCAATATCATTTGGATTTGCATTGCTGTTAGAAACATTGACGCTTAAATTATAAGTATACAGGGTTTTGGAATTATCTGTGCTTGTTATGTTATTGGAAGGGTTTGTACCTGCAAAATTTGAAGCAGAAGAGCCTGGAATTTTAAATGTTGGAGAATTTATAGCACTAAGTAGTGGGCCAAATTTTTGTGTTGCATCTTTATTTATAACATATTCTCCAGGAGTAAGCATTGCTGGAACCGTATCAGTTCCACGAGCCAGACCACCAGATGCCATATATTTTCTAACCATTCCGCCCATATTCATTTTTTGTGCAGGTGCTGGCTCTGCATAAGGCATTCTTACCATACCACCCATTGCCATGTATTTAGGAATCATTCCGCCCATTGATTTAAAGATTGGAAGATTTAAATAATTACCATAGTTGATTGCTGTTACTGGGTTTTTAGTTGGTAGTGTTTTACCTTGTGCTTTTGCAAAATCAGCGATCATCTTTTCATTGAATTTTTTAAGTGTATCGACTGTCGAATCTACAGAAGGCAGACTGTCGGCTATACGACCATTAACAATTTTATTAGGAGTAATTAAAAGTTCTCCAGTTGAATCAATAATTTGCTCAGCAGCAGGCGCAGGAGTTGTAATAGTTGCTCCGCCAGTTGATCCGCCAGTTGATCCGCCAGTTGATCCTACTGGGTTAATTGTTGGCACCTCTGGATTAAACAAGAACCTACTAGCAAGAGAAGCCTGACCAACTGCAGCAATTCTTGCATCATCCATTTTCTTTATAAAAATGTCTAGATCTTTAGTAAGTTCTTTAACTGTTGCATCGGCTGCTCCTGCCTGCCCATCTAAAACAGTAAAAATATTTTTTAAATATGTTTTTGCAGCCTCTGGACCTAATGCTTGAATTGCAAGATTTATTGTTGAAATTGCTGAATCAATTTGATCCCTTGTCATTCTTCCTTTTGATCTTTGTAGTTCGTCTAATTCATTTTTTTTCTCTAAAACTTGATTTTCCATGTCTGTAATTCTGTTTTGAATATTTTTGCTGTCTTGTTCTAATTGATCTCTTGTTTTTCCACCTGGAGAAGTAACACTTTTAATAGCATCTTTTTGTGCTTTTTGTAATGCCTCCATTCTGGTTCTTGCATTTTTTGCAACTCTTGCCTCTCTATATTCTTGCATTGCTCTTGCTGCATCAGACATATCTCCACTTGCAAAAGCAGCAGCAATTGACATTTTTTTAGAAGTTAATTCATTTTCTTTCTCTCTTAATCTATTAATTTCTTCAAGAGCCTCAATTTGTTTGTCATAAGATTTATTAATTTTTTCTTCTTCTCGTTCAATTAAATCTAAAGCATAATTGTTTCTATTTTGTTGCATGTTTAATACTGTTTTTTCTTTAACGTATTCGTTTTCAATTATTTTTTCTTGTAAGTCAAGGTACAGCCTTTGCATTTGAAGTTGTTTGCTTTGTGATTCTGCTGCATCCATTTGTGCTGTTTTAGTAAATCTTTCATATTCAAAATTTGCTTTTGTTAATTCTTTTTGTTTTTCTTTTATATTTGTTAAATCTTCTTTAGCAATTTTTCCTTGTGTAATTGCTAAAGCAATTCCATCAGTAGTAACTACGTTATTGGCTTCTGCTTCACTAAAACCTTGTCGTCTTAATATATTAATAGCATTTGTTCTGTTTTTCATCTCTGCTAGTGCTTTTATTGTGTCATCGTAATTTTGTGCTATTTCTCCACGAGCCAGACCTTGATCAAGTTCTAATGCTTTTTTTATGTTTACATCTTTTACTTCTAGCCCTCCACCTTTTGCCTTTTGAGTTGTTATTCCCATTTTTGTCATAAGGGTTTTATCTTCTAATTGTTCTTGGGTTAGATTTTTTACAAAGTCTAAATAATCTTCACTTAATTTGCCTTCACCCATTTTTCTTAATCTACTAATAACTCCATCAAAATTAATTTGTCCTTCACCAATTTTACTGTTCATAACTCTTTGTAATTCTTGAAAACCACCTGTTGCTTTTACCGTTGCTTGATTAAATAATTTAAGTTTTTTAAGCATGTCATCAAGTAGTGAGTTTCTACCTTTTTCTTTTTCATCTGCTGCGGCTTTAGCATCTGCTGCTGCTGCCATTGCTTCTTGTTGGGCTGTAACTTGTTTTGCATCTGCTGCTGCTTTACTACTTGCAGCACTTGTTCTTCCAGCAGCAGTACTTAATTGTTTTTCAATTGCTCTTATAGGAGTTCCAATAGAAGCCAAATAAGCACCCAGTGCCTGACTCTCCTGCCTAAGTGCTCCAAAATTACTTAAAAAAGTTATTGTAAATATTTTTTGTTGATCTGGATCTAATTTGTCTAAATATTCTAATTGACCTCTTAATGCCTCTATTTCATCAACTGAAATACCATCTATTTTTGACAACATATCAATTGTTAGTTTTCCTTTTGTTTTTTGAATTTGAGCAATAATATTTTTAAGATTTTCAGCCACACCTTTATTTTTTGTCAGGTAATTTGTTACAATTTCCAAATCTACTACAGTTCCTGTTTTGCCAATAGTTTTGAAAAATTCTATATTGTCTTGATTAACATTTGACGCACCTTCAGTCATTTTTAAAACTAATGTTTTTTGAACTTCTTTTAATGGTTCTCCAGACTTGTCAACAAACATTGATGCAACTTGTGATGCCTCATTTGCTTGTGCTGGAGAAGAAACTAAAACTTTTAATAATGCTTCTGTTCCTTTTTGATCATCTTTAAATAAATTAGATAAATTTAAAATTTGTGTAGGGTTTATATTTTTTCCTTTAAGTTGTAAGTTTATTGCATATTTTTGACCCTCTGATATTCCTTTAAAATCTTTAATCGCCCCAACTGCTCCTTCAGCAATATCTTGTTCTGCTGTACCTTTATATGCTGCTACTGCTCCTGTTTTAGAAGTTTTTAAAAGTGATGTGGCTGCTTTTGAACTAGACGCACTTACATCATCAAAAAATTTTACAACCTCTTCATTAATTTTTTTATCTTTTTCAACTAAAACAAGTCTTTCTTTTGCACGTTTGTTTGCTAGTTTATCTGCCTCAACAAATTTTTTCTTTATTTCTAATTGTTCAATTAGTTTTTGAGTTTGAGCATCAAAAGAATTTAAAAGTTCTTGACTCTGTTCTATCGAAATCGATTGAAGTGCAACGGCAGTTCCTGTTGCTTTTGCATTACGGGCACCCTTACCAAATGGATTTTGTAAACGGTTAAAACTATTTGCTAAATCTTTTGCTGAAGAACCTCTCATATTGTTTTGTGCAATATCAAGAAGTTTAACTCTAATTCCAATTGGATCTTTAAGAGCATTCTCTCCATTAGGACCCATTAAACTTATTAACTTAGAGTTTACATTAATTCCAAAAGAATAGTCATTAAGTTGTTTGCCTAACTCTGCAGCAATGCTTTGTGCTTGTGATGCTGTTAAAGTACCACTTGCAATTGATGTTGCTAGTTGTGAAGCAATACCATCTTGAGTGTCAACTTTGTTGGTTGCTTTCATACTACTTGTAATATCTTTAATTTTTTGCTGTCCCGTTTCACTTTGAACATATGCTTGTCCAAAAGTTGTTTTACCTGGTTTAATTTCAAATTGAGAAAAACTGTTTGCTCTTTTTCTATTCATTAGTTCTGTGCCAGTAACCTTATTAGCAAAAACTGCCAATTCATTTAAAGACTTTGAACTAGCGCCCATTGCTTGGGTTGTCTCCATTGTTTTTACTGCTAATGCTTCATTTTTCTTTTTAAGAATCATGTACCCTGCTCCTACACCCACTAGGATTGTTGCTAACGCTCCTATTGGAGTTTTCATTAATGGTGCAGCCATGCTAAGTCCCATTGCAATCATTGAGCCTTGCATGTTTCCACTCATTCCTAATCCCATTGATGCACCCATTGCAAGTCCACCAATTCCTGGAGCAAATTTTGCCATCTTTGGCATAGGAGTTTTTGCTTTAGAAGCAAATTGTCCAGCCCTTGAAGCCCTTAGCCTTTCCATTGACGCTCTACGTCTTCCTGGAGTTTGTTTAGTACCGTCAAAATCTTCTGCATTATCGGAGCCATATGACCCAAGACTAGAAAGATCTAGAACTTGTTTTCCAGTTCTTGGATCTGTAACAAATGTACCACCATTACGTAAAGCAAATCCGCCTTTATTAAATCCTTGTAAAAATCCTTTATTTTCTTGTGTTGATCCTTTATTTACAACAAAAGATCCTTGACTTAGCATCATTGGAACTGTATCTTTATTACCTGTTCCTGGAACTATTGTTCCTTTAGAACGTCTTTCAATTTTTCCACCGGAATTTATATATTGCAATGCTGGACCAATTTGTTGTGCCAGTGCTGGATCTGCAATAAACTCTCCTGGAGTTAATAATGCTGGTACGGTTTCTGGTTCTCCATAACCGCCTGTTCCCTTTGAACGTAAAACATAACCGCCTTTTGCAACTGGAACAGGAAGTTTGTTTTTTGCCATCCATTTTGCTGTAACTGAATTTACAAATTTTCCTGCGCTATACTGTCCACTTCTATGCATCAATCCAGCAATTGCTCTCATAGATGGTACATTTCTTGTTTTTGCTCTATTT